GTCAGAAATGCGCCAAGCTGCTTCTCGTGTCATTAGTTTTTAACCATCAATCCAAAACTGTTCGCTCAATGAAAAAGAACACTTTGAACATGCGCAGCCTGCTTGACAAGTATCAGGCAAACTGCGACCGCATCGCCGAAATCGCCGATGCGTGCGAGAAGGAGCAGCGCGAGCGCAACGATGCGGAGACCAAAGAGTACAACGCATTGATGCGCGAGAATCAGCTCCTTGAGATGAGGATGCGGTCCCTGACCGCCGACTACGCCAAGGTCAACGATGCGAAGGTCGATGCCGACAAGATCATCCGTGAGAATGTCGCTGCAGGCCGTCAGACGGAGATCCGTCTCGTCCGTGACCTTGTCATGGTCAGCGATGCCGAGGCCGGAGCCATCGTCCCCCTGAATGTCAAGGACATCCTTGACCCTCTCGTGGAAGGTCTCATCCTCGACAAAGTCGGTCTCCCTCTGCCTACGGGCCTTGCCGGAGACTATGTGTGGCCTGTGTATGAGGCCGTGGAAGCCTCCATCGTGGGAGAAGGTGTGGCTCTGTCCGACACCCCGATCACCATGGACAAGCTCACCGCTTCTCCTCAGCGCATTGGTATCGCCATCCCTGTGACCCGCGAGACCATCAACCAGACCAACGGCATCATCGAGACCATCGTGCGCAAGCTCATGCCTCAGGCCGTCTACATGCTCCTGAACAAGATCCTGTTCAGCACCACCAAGGTGGCCAACGCCACTTCTTTGGTGGGTCCCTTCTACGGCAAGACCCCTGTCTCCCTGTCCTCCACCCCGACCTTCCAGGAGCTCAATCTCATGAAGGCCAAGGTCCTGGAGAGCGGTGTGGACGGATCTGCCCTGTGTTGGGTGATGACCAAGTCCGAGAAGGCCATTCTCGAAGGCACCCCCATCAACTCCAACGGCATCTTCAAGCCGATGATCGAGAACGACATGCTGTGCGGTCTGCCCGTGTTCACCTCGAACTACATCCGCAACAAGGCCGTGGAGTACCACAAGGCATCCGTAAGTGAAGGTGTCGTGACCTGGGCCAAGCAGGATTCCGCCCCTGCGGGTGATCCCGACTTCGAAGTCTCCGGTGACTCCGCAGCCAACGCCCTCGCCACCATCCCCGCAGCCGATGTGTCCGCCAACGACATCGCCAAGGTGACCATCCTCACCGAGAACATCGGTCTGGGCGATTGGCGTTATCAGCCGATGGGCCTCTTCGGTCAGATCTCCTTCATTGTGGATCCCTACTCCCAGGCCCGCAAGAATGCTGTGGACTTCGTCCTCAACACCAACTATGGCACCAAGACCCTCCGTCCGGAAGCCTTCGCTCTCGGTCGGGTGTCCGCAGTGTCCAACAGCTAAAGCTCTTTGTTAATGTTTTAAGTGGTTAGCCATGGCAGAATTGAATCTGACACTTCTGAAGAAGCATGTGCGGGCTGATGACTTCAATGACGATGACACCTACCTGCAGCACCTTCTCGACACCGCGAAGGAGGCCGTGATCAAGGCCACCAACCGGACCGAGCAGGAGCTCCAGACCATCGCCGGGGGAGAGCATCTTCCCAACATGCTCAATCAGGCAGTGCTCATGCTCGCAGCTCATTGGTACAATCAGCGCGAGTCTGTTGCCTCTGCCCAGATGCACGAAGTGCCGGATTCAATGGCTGCTTTGGTGAAACCCTTCCGTAAACTCGTGGAGGATCCGGAATGATTGCAGGGAGGATGACCGAGCGCGTGGTGCTCCTGCAGCCCACTTCTACCGAGGACAAATTCGGCTCTGAGGTCGTGGAATTCACCGACCTCAAGACGGTCCATGCCGAGGTACAGTGGAAGTCAGGTGGCACATACGAGCAGGCATCCGAACTCTTCCCTGATGGCCACATTGAGGTCATCGTCCGGATAGCTCACCCGGTGGAGGCAAAATGGCGCATCCGCTACAACGGTGAGCTGTACAATGTGACCGCAGTCGCACCCAACCGTGTGAAGGGCCTGAAGAGGCTCATCTGCGACAAAGTGAATGACTGATGGCCCGCTCCAACACCCGAAGCATCGAGTACGATGACCAGGCTCTGCGGAAGCTCTTCGCCGAGATGGACCCCAAGCAACGCACCAAGGTCCTCCGAGGTGGCCTCCGAACATTGGCCAACACCTTCCGGAAGGCTGCAATCAACAACCTCCGGGCAGAGATGAACTCCAATGAGGCCCTGGAAAAAGGTGTCCGCTCGATTATCTTCAAGCAGACCCTTGGCTTCCGGGTGACGGTAGGCACCACCATGAGGCGCACGAAGGACCGCCACGGATGGCAGGGTGTTCATGGCTTCTATGCAAACCGACAGGTGCGCAAGAATCCAAACCGCTATTCCATCCGCCCGGTCCTGATCTGGGCCGAGGATGGCACCGTCCCTCGCCGGACAAAGGGCGAGCGGGTCTCCCACAAGACGGAAAGGGGCTTCCGGAAGCACTATGCTTACAATGGTGCCTATCGTGGCCGGATGAGGCGATATGCCTTCATGGTCAAGGCCAAGGAGCAGACGGCTTCCTCCCTCACTGAGAACATTAAACAATCGCTTATCAAGTACACCGTGAAAGTCGCAAAGAAGTATGGATGCGCAGTCTAACATGACATCCTTGAGTGTCGGTCTCCTGATCAAAGACCTCCTGTCTACGGACGAGGGGGTCATGGCGGTGGCCAACAAGGTCTTCCCGGTCATCAGTGAGGCCGGGGCAAAGCTGCCCTATATCTGCTATCGCCGGGGTGCCAACGATGACCGGGGAGTGAAAAACCTTTCGGGGGCTGACACTACCACGGTCGAGGTCCTCTGCTATGCTGCTACCTACGAGCAAAGCATCCTGATGGCTGAGGCCGTCCGGAAGGCTGCAGACGGGGTGCAGTATCGCTATGACGATGCGGAGAGCGGGCAGAGCCTTGTGGCCCGGTCCATTCAGATGACGGATGCCGAGGAGGGGTGGCAGGACGATGCCTACATTCAGAGCCTCATCTTCACGGTCAAGGTCAACAACTCTTAAAAACACATACAACTATGCCGAAGACAGGATATTGCAATGGCAGCGACATGCTGCTCTATGTTGGTGGCAAAGCGGTGGGTCATTGCACCACCCACACCACCACTCTGAATTCGGAGACCAAGGACCGTGCCGTGAAGCCCGTGGCTTCTGAGGCAGTCGGCTCCGGCCTCTGGAAGAACAAAGGCGTGACGGGTCTCTCCGTCAGCATCTCTGCCGAGGGTCTCGTGTTCTATGAGGAAACCGAAAGCGGGTACAAGACCGTCCTCTCCAAGTGGAAGGCAGGTCAGTCCGTGGCGGTCAAGTGCATGGAGCGCGGTGAAAGCGACCCGTACCTCGAAGGAAACTTCGTGATCGCCTCCCTGGAGCGCACCGACCCTGCGGGTGACGATGCGACCTACTCCATCACCCTGGAGAACGATGGCGAAGTCGACCTGGACGAAGCAGCCATCACCGGGGAAACCATCACTGTGGCTCAGTCCGGGCAGTCTGGGCAGACCGGAAACGGAAACTAAACGACTGAGGTATGCCCAAGGCTAAACAGGTAACCGTTAAGATTGGCGAAGCATCGTATCCCTGCCGTATGAGCATGGGAGCGATGCTCCGCTTCAAACGGGAAACAGGCAAAGAGGTCTCCGAGATCAAGGATGGCAGCATCTCCGATCTTGCCGTGCTTCTGTATTGCTGTGTCGCATCGGCCTGCAATGCGGAGCGCAAGGAATTCAACCTCACCCTGGAGGACTTCTGCGATGGTATCTCCACCGAAGACATGACCACCATGTCCGCAGCTATCCAGAGTGAAGTTGAGGAAGGTGCAGAAGAGGACGGGGAAGGAAAAAAAAAGTGACTCCGATTGAGGATCTCCTCGGTGTAGCCATGGGCTGCATGGGGATGTCCTTCATCGACTTCGAGTCCATCACCCCGGATGAATTCCGGGCCATCCATCGGCTCTATCTGCAGAAAGAGGAAGAGAGACTGCACGATGATTGGGAGCGCATCAGAACACATGCCACCCTCATCGTGCAGTCTTTCAGTAAGAAAAAGATTGAAGCCAAGAAGATTCTCCGCTTCCCTTGGGACGGAAGATCTCGTGGCGGTTTGAAGTCCGAGGAAGCCCCTCGGAGCACAAGAAAACGATTTGAAGAGCTCATCGCTCACCTCAATAAGAAGAAGTAAACATGGCAGGCAATTCCACCATCTCCATCACCTTCAAGGTCAATGGTGAGGACAAGACCTTTCAGGTGCTCTCCAAGGATGCTGACGGGCTGCGCAAAGTGATGCAGTCCACCATCGTGGAGTCCGACAAGCTCAAAGCCTCCCTCATCAATTGGTCCGCCTCGGTCCAGGCCATCCAAGCCACCTCTCAGGCCGTGGCCGGGCTCAACAACGCCTTCCAGAGCATGATTGCCCAGGGCGCGTCTTTCGGCAAGGCCATGCGGGAAGTGAACACCCTTGCAGGCAAGAGCGGGAAGGAATTCGATGACATGAAGGACAAGGTGGCCGACCTGTCGAAGACCATCCCCCTTGCCCGTGAGGAGCTCGCCCATGGTCTCTATCAGGTCATCTCCAACGGTGTGCCGGAGGACAATTGGCTCACCTTCCTGGAGCAGTCCGCCAAGTCTGCCGTGGGTGGCCTTGCCGACCTCCAGACGGTGGTCACCGTCACCTCCACCATCATCAAGAACTACGGCCTCGCGTGGGAGGATGCCCTGGAGATCCAGGACAAGATTCAGCTCACCGCGAAGAATGGCGTGACCAACTTCTCCGAGCTCGGTCAGGCTCTCCCGTCCGTGGCAGGCTCGGCTGCACAGCTTGGCGTGACCATGGAGGAGCTCTTGGCCGTCTTCGCCACGGCCACGGGTGTGACCGGAAACACGGCGGAGGTCTCCACTCAGCTCGCAGCCGTCCTCAAGGCTCTCATCAAGCCCTCCACCGAAGCAGCCAAAGCAGCCGAGGTGATGGGTGTCAAATTCGATGCTGCAGCCATCAAGGAGGCCGGGGGCCTGGACAACTTCCTCAAGGCCCTGGACCAAAGCATCGCTGAGTACTCCGCCAAGACCGGAGAGCTCAAGGAGACCATCTACGGAAACCTCTTCGGCTCTGCCCGTGCTCTGCGCCTCCTGACCTCCCTCACCGGGGAGCAGTCGCAGAAGTTCACCGAGAACATTGGCGAGATGGTCAACTCTGCGGGCACCATGGATGCAGCCTTCGATGAGATGACCAAGACCGGGGAGGCTCATGCCCAGATGCTCAAGAATCAGCTTGCAGCCTTCTCCGACCTTGTCACCAAGGTGGCCGGAGGTGCAGCTCCCTATGTGGCCCTCGCAGCCAACATGACCATGGTGGTGGCCAATGGTGCCACGATGGTCAAGTCCTTCAAGGCTGCGGGCACTGCCATCTCCGCCTTCAACAAGAAGCTGATGCTCTCCGTGGCCGACCATGTGGCCAATGCTGCAGCGACCGGGCATGACACCGCCATGCTTCGTCTGTACAGGACCACCACAAGCCAAGCTACAAAGGCCACAATCGCCTTCAGAATTGCGATGCAAGGTCTCCTGATAGCAACGGGTGTCGGCATCGCTCTCGTGGCTCTTACGGCCATAATTTCCGCCATTGCCGGGAAGTCTGAGGATGCCACCGAATCGGTCAACGAACTTGAGGATGCAGTCGAAGCCTTCAAGGATGCTGCAGCCCAGGCTAAGGTCAAGATTGACGATGAGGCCAAGGCCCTCAAGAAGCTGATGGACTCCAACGAGGACACCACCGCAGCCGTGGCTCGTCTCAATGATGAGTACGGCGAGATCTTCGGCACCCACAAGACTGCAGCCGATTGGTACGACACCCTCACCCAGAAGTCTCAGATCTACTGCAAGCAGCTCGGCTATGAGGCCCAGGCCCGCAAGCTCGCCGACAAGGTGGCCGATGCCCAGATTCAGATGGACATGAATCGGGACAAGATGAAGGAGATGGAGCGGAAGGGAGAGGACAAGACCATGGCCTACCGAAGTGTGGGTGGCTCTCAGGTGAGCGGTCCTCAGATGGTGGCTGTGGGTGAGGTCGAGACCTCCGGCTACAAGGCCCTCCGGGAAGAGAATGAACGCCTGCAGGGTGTGATTGACGATGCCAACAAGATGATGGACATCGCCAACACTCACATCCAGGAATATGCCAACCAACTGAAGGCTGCAGGCTCCACCACCGCTTCCGTGGTCTCTGACCTCAACATCATGGAGATGACCTATCAGGAGATCTCCGATGCCATTGACCGCAACGAGAAGGCCCTGAAGGGACTCAAGCCCTCTCAGGAAGCCGAGCGCAAGGCTCTCGTGGCCCAGAATGCGCAGCTCAATGCCCGGAAGAAATATCTGGACAAGATCTACGGTCTGGAGAAGTCTTCCGGCAAGGGTCACAAGAAGGAGGTCGTGGCCAACCCCAAGACCTATGAGGAGCTGTCCACCAACATCGAGCTCTACAAGAAGAAGCTGACCGGAGAGAACACCGAGGAGCAGAAGCAGATCCGGGAGAAGATTGCAGCATGGGAGGCCATGAAAGACGAGATCGGTCTCGTGCTCAAGGAGGCCGAGCGACCTCTCTCCCTGAAGACCTTCGAGGACATCGACAAGGAGCTCAACTATCAGAGGGCCCGGAGACAGATTGCAACGGCGGAAAACCTTGCCGGGATTGATGCCGAGATCAAGGCCCTGGAAGACCTCCGCTCCGAGATGGAGCGCAAGGCCCATGTGCCTGTGCCCGTCTCCGAGATCAAGACCTACAAGCAGCTCAATGATGAGCTTGCCTACTACAACGCCCTGATGGACACCGCCACCGAGACGGAGCGGAAGGACATCCAAGTCCAGATCAATGCCCTCAACAAACTGAAGGAGTCGTGGGATGCCGTCCTCGCTACCATGAAGAAGCCCGGCGAGATTGGCACCCTCAACACCATCAAGGACCTGGACGATGCCATCTCCTACTATCAGGCCCTCCAGAAGAAGCAGACGGCGGAGGAGATCTACAACACCCAGAAGGTCATCGCAGCCCTGGAGAAGAAGCGGGATGCCATGCTCCGTGGCTCTCGCATCACCACCATGCAGGACGAGCAGGCCAATGTCGGAAAGCTCTCCGGCGGTCAGGCCGTCCTTGAGATCAAGGCCATCGGCTTCGAGGGTGTCCGCTCCCGCATCAAGGAGCTCCTCGCCATGCTCAATGATTTGGACCATCCGGTCACTGCCGGACAGCGCAAGGACATCGAGCAGCTCATCGGGGTCTATGCTTCTTGGCAGAAGAGGATGGCCAACTCCTTTGATACCGTGAAGGACGGATGGGGTGCCATCAAGGGGATGAATGACACCATCACCAATCTCACCGAAACCCTCCAGGGGGACGGGACGACATGGGAGAAGCTGTCTGCCGTCATTGACGGATTCATCTCCCTGTATGAGTCCCTGAGGGCCATCATCGGCATCATCGAGATGTTCACCACGGTCACACAGGCGCACACCGCTGCCAAGGCTGCGGAGAGTGCTGCAGTGACCGCAGAGGCGCAGGCCGAGGTCGCAGCCGGAGCCCAGAAGATGGCCACCAACACGGCCCTCACCGCTTCGCAGTTTGGCCTCGCCACGGCCAACACCGCAGCAGCAGGATCCGGAGCAGCTTCCGCCATGGCCTCCATCCCGTATGTCGGCCCGATCCTCGCCATCGCTGCCTTGGCCTCCGTCATCGCAGCCATCATGTCCATCCCGAAGTTTGCCTCCGGTGGTATCGCCTACGGCCCGACCCTTGGTCTCTTCGGTGAGTATGCCGGAGCCTCCAACAACCCGGAGGTGGTGGCACCACTTGACAAATTGCGCGGTATTATAGGGAGCGATGATGGAGCTCCGAAGGTAGTCAAATTCAAAATCAAGGGTCGCTACTTGGAAGGCATCCTTGAGGACGAGCAAAACAGGAATAGGCGATGAGCATGACTCTCAGATATGCCGGGGACTTCCTCTCCAGGAAAGGTGTCCATTGGCGGTGCGAAATACTCCAGGAATCCGATGAGGTCCTCCCGGTCGGGGAGCTGACCTTCCCGTCTGACGAGCCCCTCACCATCGAGTGGGAGGAGAAGTCTCTGGAGGAAGTCATCTGCCCGTCCAAGGCCATCCTGACCATCGAGTCTCCGGGAGACAGGACCTATGCCGACCTCTACACCATCAAGCCCGGTCAGATCCGGCTCGATGTGTACAGGTATGTCCCCGCAGCCGGGGGAGCCCAGAAGACCCTCTATTGGTCCGGATGCCTTGACCCCGAATTCTATGAGGAGCCCTATGACCGTGGTGCCAACTACGATGTGGAGCTTACCTTCTCGGACTTCGGCATCCTGAAGCGCATCCCTTATGACCTTTCCGGACGAAACACCTTGGCGTGGGTCTTGTCCTCCGCCCTGAATCGCAGCCGGATTGCAGGGGCCGGGGTGGGGACTCACATCTCCACCAAGAAGGTCGGCTCCAACAGCATGCTCACCCTGTACGACCTGCAGATCGCATCCGAGAACTTCTTCGATGAGGACGGTGAGGCCATGGACTACTACAAGGTGGTGGAAGGCATCCTGCAGCCTCTTGCCCTCCGCATGGTGCAGCATCAGGGAGGCGTGTGGGTATATGACATCAACGCCCTCCGTGCTCTCGGCTCCGGCTATCAGAAGAAGATCAATTGGAACGGCACCGGGCAGACGATGGGTGTCGACCGTGTCTTCAACAACATCAAGATTACCTTCTCGCCATACAGCTCTGCAGAGCTCCTGGACGGAAAACTGCAGTATGACGAGCCGTGCGGTCCGGAGTACACCAACATCACCAACGACCCTCCTCAGAGCGGTCCGGAGTGCTATTCCTACTATATCGACTACGACCCTGCCCATCGTCAGGGCTACATGTGGGACTACAATCTCGTGGGCTTCACCATCTTCCGGGCACCGTACTACAACCCGAAGGTCAAGGGCATCGCTTCTATCGGAGTTTACAACCGCTTCTTCAAGATCTATCCAAACCTCGGAGGGCAGGAGGCAGAGGGAGTCATCGGTGGCTTCCGCTCTCAGGGCCATGGTGCCTATCCGATGGGCCACATCATCGGCCTCAACCCCACGAGACACATGAACAACCTCAGCACGGAATTAGCCTTCCGCACCAATAAGGCGTACATTCCGAAACTGAGTGCTGGCGATGCTTCCAAGTTCTACCTCCGCATCCGGGAGGAGATTCTCGTGGATCCCCGCTACAATCCATTTGAGGATGCCACGGAAGAGGGCAACGAGGGGAACAACTTCGACACCTTCAAGAGCTATGCTTCCATGGCCTTTGTCCCGGTGGTCATCACTCTCTACAGCGAGCAGGGTGTGGCTCTGTACCACTACTCCAACAGGCAGCTCGTCCTCAAGGGTCATCCGGATGATTCCGTCCGTGCGACCCTCGGCTCCTGGGTGGCCGGGGCAGGCTCCTGGGGAGATGCCTTCCTTGCCTACTACAACCCGGATGACATGCTGACGGACACCGGGCTCGGCGGATGGAAGGCCAACCATCAGTGCTTCGGAAAGCCCTGGACCACGGGCCGGAAGGAGAAGAAGAGGGTGTGGCATTATGAGGGCTCCGATGGCAACACCAAGGACTTCTACATGTTCGACTCCATGAAGAAGATCCCAGACGGTCAATTCATCCCTTATCCTCCGGTGGGAGGCTATCTGGAGGTGGCCGTCTACAACGGTGTGTGGATCTTCGATGACACGGAGAGGTATTCGGACGATGTTTCCAATACCTTGTACAATGACAAATATGCCAAGCTCCGGTGGCAGCTCTACAAGGTCCCGGAGGTCTCCGTGGTCCGCAGGACTCTCACCTATGACAAGGCCGAGACTGACGATGTGGAGTACTCCGGTGTGGCCAATGAGAACGCGAAGGAGGCCCTGGAGCTTGAGACCGTATGCGGGACCACCCCGGTGGTCTGCCCTTCTGCCAAGGGCAATCTCCTTGACACAAACGGGGAGCCCATCACTGAGTTGGTGAGAGCAGGCCGGACGGACTGCCCGGAGCATCTGCTCATTGGCACCCTGTACTCTCAATTCGCTGACAGACGGACCGTCCTCTCCGGTGAGGCCGAGATTCCTTTCGGTCATCTGGGCACCTTCTATGACGAGGCCCAGGAATCCGGGAAGCTCTTCCTCATCAAAGGGCAGGTCCAGGACATAATTGAAGACACGACCGAAGCGGTCTTTGTGGAGATCCGCCCGGACGAATATGATGGAGAAGGATAGCAATGGACAAGCACTACATCAAAGGGACAATCAACCGTACCGCACGGCCCAGATCTGAACGCCTGCGGAAGCTCGGCGGTGTGATGGGAGGAAACCTCTCGAACACCGTGGTCGTGGCCAATACGGGTGGAGGTGGCTCCGGCTCCGGAGACGGCCACACCCACGACAATCTTGCCTACCTCAACCAGATCACCACTGATCCGGATGGCTACCTCTACCTCACCCTCCCGATTGAGGACGAGACCACCGGAGAGGTCCTCTATGTGGATGTGAAGGTCAAGGCCGGGCATGCGGACATGGCCCACGATCTGGATCCGGACAGCCCGGTCAACAACCGCTTCCTCTCCAAAGTCGCTGACGATGTCGCAGCCGGACACATCACTTTCAATGACGGTCTGACCGCCATCGCCCAGGCGTACTTCAATGCCGGGCTGACCGCCCAGGGCCTTGCCCTCCTCCGTGGAGGTGTCCAGGTGGGCAACTACATCCAAGGACTCTGGAACGGCACCGGAGCTGCCATTGATTCCAACGGCAATGCCGAGGTCGAGTCCATCAAGGTCCGCTCCTTCATGGAGGTGATGGAGCTCATCGTCAACCGCCTGTCTGCCATCGAGGGTGACCAACTCCTCACTGAGTCCGACATGATTGAATCCGTGGAGGACCTGGGGGACGGCACCTACAGGCTCCACCTCCAAGAGAAGTGGGACGGCTACTTCACCGCCCAGGCTCAGGGCAATGTCCTCAAGGGCATCCTCAACACCCTGACGGCGGGCCACGGCGAGACCGTCCTCAATTCCGGCAAGTACTACACGGCGTGGATGCGGGTGCTCTCCGTGAACACGGCCAACAACACCATCGAGGTCCTCCCTTATCCTGACAACCAGGTCCCCGGTGGTCAGAACTATCTCCCCACCGCCATGATGAAGATCGCCCGGTGGGGCAATGCAACCGACACGACCCGGCAGTCCTGCATCTACCTTTCCACCACGGAGGGCAGGATCGTGAAGCTCTCCCATGTGACCAAGCCCATCATTGATCAGAGCAACTATGGCTTCGTCATCGGCGAGATGCCGGACTTCATCGTCAACTCCGGCCTGCCTATCCAACCGGGGCAGGACTATGCGTACATGAGGGGCATCGTGGTCCAGGACATCCTCCGGATGGACTATCAGGGACACGCCCTTGTGGAGTATGTGGACCGGGGAAATTGGGTGGCCAATCCCACCGAGCCCTACCACTGCGAGCATGTGAACTCCGTCACCGGAGTCTATGAGACTTCCGATGTTTGGTACCTCGGATGCAAATGGCGGTGTTTAATAGAGGGAGCAACGGACACCCCCAGATGGAATTCCACTCAGTGGGCCATGGTGGAGGGCAATCCGGACTTCACGATTGACCTGGAGTCAAGCCGTGGAGACTCCTTCGACTTTGATAACTTCGGCACCGTTCTGTCGGTCACGGGAAGGATTCACAACCAAGATGTGACTGCGGACATACTTGCTGCCGATGTGCAGTGGACAAGGTATTCAGAGGATGCACAGGGGAATCCCCGCACGGCTTCGGACAATGTTTGGGCAGCTCGCCGGGCCGGATCGGGAAAGTCTCTCACTCTCACCCAGGAAGACATCGACTTCGATGGGGTCGCTCTTCCGAAGGTCCTCCGCTTCATCGCAACGGCAACCCTCCGGGACGGCATGTCGGCACAGGCAGCTTATGAATACAGCTAACAATTGAGCCATGAGAACAAAGAGATTTGACTTCAACTTCAAGCCCCTGCGCATCATCACCTCCTTCGGGGTGGTGGGCTCCGTCCCCGGTCGGCAGACCTATGACGGGAACACGGACGGCTACATCCCGGACCTCTCCCTCACGCCCCTGCAGCTCCGGCTCTCCGTCTCCAGGCAGGACAAGGACGAGGCCCTTCCCCACGGTGAGATCAACAACCTCCTCACCAATGTGACCTTCACCCAGATCCTGGATGGAGTGTCCACCATTATCACCGCAGGCACCTCCGGCTACAGCATCACGACCTCCGGCAACAATGCGGGCTCCATCCTTGTGAGCAAGAACATCGCTCCTCTGCACCCCATCACCATCAAGGTGGAGGCCGACTACTTGGACACCCGTCTCAATCAGGTGCACCACATCATGGAGACCTTCCTCATCGTCTGCGACAACTCCACGGAGGTGGTCCCGGAAGTTGAGGTGGACATTGATGACCAAACGGTGTGGGACCCCTACAGCGATCCGGACTCCGTCACCATCACGGCGGGCCTGCGCATCGGGAAGCCCCTTGTGGCCTATGACTCCCACCTCAAATTCGTGTGGCTCAAGAAGCGCAGCAACGACACCTTCACTGAGGTCGGCACTGATGACACCGAGGACTATGACATGGCCGTCTCCGGAGACTGCGACAAATGCCTTACCATCAACCGCAGGCTCATGGGCAGCGACACCGAGATCAAGTGTGTGGCCCTGTACAACAAGAATGGAGCTGCCTCCTCGATGTCTCCCTCCGCCACCTCTCCGGTGCGCTGCATCTCCCTCGCCCGGCGCATCCCGGACTATGAGGATGACTTCACGGGTGTGCCCCTGAACATCCCTCCGGGAAGCCTGTACCTCAACCCCACGGCGGTTCTCCGGGACACCAAGGGCATCATCGAGAATCCGGACCGTGAGGTGCACCTCATCTGGAAGGGTGCCACGAATCAGGCATCCGGCTCTCTGACCTACACCCAGATCGGCCACGGCGTGAGCCCCATCCTTCCCACCTCCAAGATCGTCTCTGAGCTCGGCATGGTCCTCGGCCTCGATGTCGTGGATGCCGGACCCATCGGAGCCCTGGAGGATTCTGACGGCAAACTTGTCGAGGACTCTGACGGCTCCCTCATCCTTGTGCAATAATTAAAACCCAATACTACCATGGTACGATACATCAAAGCCAACCCCAAGGTGGTCGAATATCTCCACCTGAAGGAATCCCGGAATCAGCTCCGGGACACGAACTACATCCTGTGGCAGTCCGACATCCTGGAATTCGGGTCCCTCACTCAGCTCCCGGAGATCCTGGAGCAGATCGGTGCCATCGCTCTGTCCTCCCACGAGGCCCGGCAGGAGCAGGACGGTGAGGTCCTCCGCCCGCTCCCTGTAGCCACCGACCCTCGCTTCATCATCGAGACACCTGAGGTGCCCGAAAACGCCCCGGAAAACGAGCCGGAGAATGAAGGTGAGGGAACGGAAGCCCCGGAGGGTGAAAGTCCCGCAGAGGCCGAATCTGAGGCCACTGCCGAAGAATCTGACCCCGACACAGAAAACAATGAGGAGGAATAAGCCATGAGTGTCGCTTCTGCATCCCGCACAATCAAGTTCATCTCCAAGGCCGGGACCTACACTGCGGTCATCAGTTCTCCGTCCGGTGACCTCTATCAGATGTGGGAAGGCTCGACTGCCGAGGTGACCAACATCTTCCCGGACTTCGCCTCCGTGAAGCCCATCCTCTACTTCGTGTGCATGTCCTCCCGCACGGCGGAAGGCGTGACCACTCCGGACAGCATCGACTTCTATGTTGGCAGCACCAAGCTGACCTGGAGCGGGGACACCTCCACCAATGTCTTCGGCGGAGAGACAGGGCACTTCAAGAAGATCTCCCCTTCAGGCAGTCAGCTCTACTACGGCATCCAGATCGTCAAGAATCTCGTGGTGCCCTTCGGCTTCGCCCCGGTCAACATCCGCATGGTGGCTGCGGTGAGCTATGGCACACAGTCCGACTCCATCGAGGCTTCTTACAGCATCCCCATCTCGCAGAGCACGGGAAGTGCCTACAAGGTGACCATCGCTGCAGGAGACACCAAGAACTTCATCATCACGGAGAAGGGTGGGAGCTGCAAGCTCAAGGCCCTGACCTACCTCTCCGGCAACCTTGTGACCAACGCCCTGTCTTATGTATGGGAGAAGCTGACCTCCACCGGATGGGTGGCCCTCGCAGCCACGACCCAGGAGATCACCGTGGCCGACACCGACATCGACACCTTCGGGCAGTTCAGAGTGACGGTGAGCCAAAACGGTGCGGAGCTCGGCAAGGACATCCAAGGTGTCATGGATGCCTCGGACCCTTACGACATCGACCCTTGCCCGTCTCCGGAGGATGAGACCATCACCGAGGACACCACGGGCAACGGCTCCATCACCTACACTCCGAAGGTGGTGAAGAGGGGCACGACCACCCAGGCGATTCAATCGCTCTTCACCTTCGTGGTGAAGGATGTCAATGGCGTGTACCTCAACCCGTCTTCCGAGCGCACCACACCTGCAGCCTCCTGTACCGTGACGAGAGCTCAGTGCATCGCCGGAGGTGGTGACATCAGCATCGACATCTTTGCAGTGGGGGTGTAGCCATGGGAGTCATGTGCACACGCAACATCCGCTTTTTGCGGAAAGGACCGCAGGGGGACAAAGGGGAGCAGGGAGCTGCTCTCCGGGGCCCCCAGGATTGGACCGCTTGCGCCAATGGCTACGCCTTCAAGCAAGGGGCTGTCGGGGAGGCTTTTCTTGATGTGGTGATGTACAATGGTTATTGCTACATCTGCAAGAAGAGCCACACCAAGACTTCTTCCAACTATCCGGGCAGCTCCACATCAGAGAGTCAACATCTTTGGCAGCTCGGAGACATGATTGATCTTGTGGCCACCCGTGTCCTGCTCGCCGAGAATGCTGTCATTGCCGGGTGGGTCTTTCGCAATAACCGCTTGGAGAGTCAGGATGGTAGAGTGTACCTGGATGGTATCAACGGCAGTGCCCGACTGAACGGAATCCTGCAGCTCTCTTGTGCAACAAGTGGTGCCTTTGAGGATGCC